CTTCCCAGTCACGAAGGTCATTTATTTGCCATGCGGCGCCCCAACGAATTTTAGTATCTGTGCGTACCGCAGCTTCTTTCATCGCATCTGCTATTTCATCATAAACCTGAATTTCCCAACATGGCTCTCCGTCTTGGTACGCCATTAAATCGACGGCATGAGCTTTACCATCTTCTTGAATGAGGTGTTTTGATTTCATAGTCTGGGATCGGCCGGAATTAAAAAGCTTTTCTTGTTCTGCCAAAGAACGAACCCCATAAATCACTCCGAAGTCGATTTTCGTCAATTCAATCGCTCTTTTTACTGTTTCTACCAGATCCTCGTGTACGTCCACCAGTTTCTGAAAACTTCTCTGAGATAGTTTGAACGGCATCTTTTTTCTCCTTTTGTTTGTGGACAAAGTTAACCCACTCTAAGTTCATATCATAAAAGTATTGACAGTACTTACACTGCATACTTCCTCTGACGTACTCCATGTCGTGCCCGCATACCTCGCACTTAATGGAATCTATTTTTTCTTCCTCATGTTAAATAGCTTAGATGCCGACCGTGTGGCGAAACTCGCACTTACGATAGCTCCTAACGCTATTTGATACCACTGAGGCATACCCGCAAGGGCTTCAAACCCATCGGATACAATACCTCTGCCCCACTCCCCACAAAAACTTAGCACAAGAGGAATACTGAAGAGCAGAGTCAACCATTCGTCCTTCCATGAAGACTGTGATGCGCGCATCGCAGCAAGATCCCAATCAATCTCACCTGTTGCTTCTTTCATGCGTATGGTAGCTTCAGCTTTTTGTATAGCTGTCTTACCCTCTAAATACGAAGAAGCAAGACTGCCGACAGAACCTATTAGTGCTTGTATCATTTCTTTTTAGGCCTTCCTCGTTTAGCTTTCTTTTTGGGAAAAATAACTGCCCATAGTTTTTTAAGGTACTTTATCATCTTTAACTCCTCTTTTTGCAAGTTGGTTAAATCCAATGAAAGAAGCCAAAACTCCCATATTACTAATAACCCAAATTTCAGCAATACCCGAAAGATGTGAAATTCTATCTACAGGTACTAACGGCGTCATTAACACGATTATGAATAAAGTTACAGTAATAGCAGAAAACCATACTAAGTGTCTTTGTTGATCTTCTTTTTTGTCTCTGTTTTCTAATAGCACCATGCGCTCTTTAATAGCCATTTCTCTATCAGTAACAACACCGTCACCATTAGTATCTGCTTCTTCCCAGACTGAACCTTTTTCTAACGTTTTTTGTGCCATAACTAGCTTTTTGCTTTCTTTTTAGCTGTAGCACTCAAGTCTTTAAAATGAAATAAGCGTTTGCTATTTTTACCGTGGGTTTTTCCAGAATGTAACTGACCGTTTGGCATTTTATGTGTTCCGCCTTTGTGTTCAGTACCATCACGAAAATAATGTTTTACGGTCTTAGGCATAAGATTTACCTTTTTTACCTGACTTTTTAGTCTTTTTCGCCATCTTCATTGGTTTTTTATTAGTAGTCATCTTCATAGATTTTGATTTCTTTTTACCCATTGAGTATCCATATCCCGGCATATTATTTCCTTTCTTTTGGTTTCATAAAAGTTTGAGCAACACTCCTGTCACACGTTATTACAACAACTCGATTTTCTTCATTATACACTACCCATACACTACCTGATCGTCTTCGCACTTCTTCAAGTCTTACTCCTTTCTTTTCATAAGTTTCCATCTTTCTACCATTAGAATACCTCTGAGCTAACGTCTGTCAAGCAAGACAAGCCCATAAGTAAAGGCAAAAAGAATAGCAGTACCAATGCCAACGGTAAGTATACCGATGCTCCACATGATAATTTTTTCTTTTCGTTCTTTTGCTTCGTATATTTCTTTCTGTCTACGTTTACGAATATCACCTTCCATAGCTAATAGTTCATCCCATGCTCTTGTTCCGTGGGTAAACATTATGAAAGTTTTTAGTTCGTCTCTTTGTGCTTCTAATTTTTTCTTAGCAGCAAATGCTTCAATTGCTTCTTGCTCTATGGATTGCCCACTAAATACTTTCCTAAACAGCGATGGATTCTTAGCAGATTTATGCGCTGCATCTACATCAGAAACTGCACCCATCCATCTTGAGAGGTCTTTTGACATACTTTCAAGATCACGGCCCGCTGCAAAAGCGCGTTTAATCCCTCCGAAAGCCGCCGTTGCCGTAGAAATAGCCGCGCTAATTGTGAGCGGGTCCATATTATTTTGCCTCCAATATTCTATCTATTTTTGAATCAAGCGCATCAAGACGAGCAAGTACTCTATCTATCGAAGCATTGCTTTCAATCTTAGTAGAATATTCTTTAGCAAGTTCTTCTCTTGTTTTGTTTAAAAGAATAGAGATACGCTTAAGTTCATCATGTTGGCTTTTAACCCACCAAATAAGAAAACCTAATCCACCTGTTAATATAGAACTCCAAAGCGCATCTAATTCCATTAATTATCCTTTTCGGGTGGCTTCTCAACAGCTTCTGTCAATAGTTTAACAAAAGCGTCTCTGCCAACTCTTAACTGATCAAGATTAAAAGCTGTAGATCCAATTTTTCTATCAAGGTCAGCTATATGATTTACCATTTGTTTTTGTTCGTCTGTTAATTGATCTTCAGTATAGTCAGTTCCGTTAATCTTAATGGTTTTTTTATTTTCTTCCATTTTGATCTCCTTTTTAATTTAGTTGTTAACTTTTCCAGTACTCCCTACCAGTTTTAATAACAGCATTTATTTTAGTTAAGTCTTTATCTTTATACTTGTCATCGAGCAATTCTGTTTCAAGCGTCATAATAATTCCACCGACGCAAGATTTTTTATCTTCAGCGCTCTCGTCTTTCATTTTCATATTGCCCATGATGTTTTCTATAATATCGCATTGATGCAACATTCTTAGGTAATCTCTTTCTAATTCATTAACCGCCATATTTATTCTCCTTTTAACTTGGTTATTTCTTCTTGCAAACTGTCAACTTTTGCTGATAGTTCTTGCACCGCTTTTACTAGGATAGGGTATGTGTTCATTGGCTGTGCTTCTAACCTTGATGGGTTTTCGTAACTAACCAATCTAGTCCTAGTAGTAGAACTAAAATCCATTTCAACTTCGTGCAATTCTTGAGCAATAAAACCTATTTCTTTTTTACCTTCCCATTTACCATCTCTTCTGTTCCAAGTAAACTTTCTTGGCTTCATCGCTTTTATAAAATTCAAACCTAAGTCTAAATCTTCTATAGCTGTTTTGTCTCTTTCATCTGATAATGCAGTAATGCTAGTAACTTGACATCTTAATGTCGCAACACTTGAATTACCTAATGTAATTTCGTTACTTATAGAACTTGAAGAAGGATTTGCTCCGTTACCAAGGCACATAGAATTACTACCAGTATAATAGTTGGTTCCACCATTATTATAAAGAGCTCTATAACCTACAGCTACATTATTATTCCCAGTATATACTCGAGATCCTGCATCATACCCCAATCCTACATTATTATCGCCACTAGTAACATAATAATTAGCATAACTCCCAATGCCAATATTCTGGAACCCACTAGTTGCGCCGTACCCTGCCCTATACCCTATTGCAACATTATGATTAGCAGAACCGCCACTATATCCTGCTTGGTATCCAATATAAGTAGCATAATCTCCACCATCCATATCATACCCAGCTCTATAACCTATAAGTACAGAACCATCTGTTTGATTGTACATCGAACGACCTGCTTGATATCCAACACTTACGTTATACCGCCACCCAACCATAGAATAATCTCCAACACATACATTACGGTAAGAGTTATTGTAATATGTGTCTGCGTCATAACCGACGATGGTGTTGTTATCTCCTGTTGTTAGATTATTCCCCGCGTAAGCTCCCACAATTGTATTATTGGTTCTACCACTTCCACCACTATTAACCATAGAATAATAGCCGATAACCGTATTTTGCGAATCACTAGCGCTGCTACCGGGAGATGTACTATCATAACCTGCGATCGAACCTACAAAGGTGTTATATGAAGAAGAAGAACCAATTCCATACCCTGCTCGATCTCCAATCGCTACGTTCTGATCTCCATCTGTTACATGATGGAGCGCATCGAATCCAAAAACTGTGTTTCGCGTTCCCGTAGATGTGTTCAAATTAGGTGTAGGTTCCGACGTTCCCGCAATAATAATATTATCAGTACCAGCTACTAAGCCTAGTTTACCGCCTAAAGAAGCCCCCCAAGTTT